CTGGCTGCCCGCGCACCGGCCGCAGCCGTGCAGAGCGCCCCGCCCAACATCGTCATCAACATCCATCCCGCACCAGGGCAGGACGCCAATGCCATCGCCCGCGCCGTAGCCGCCGAACTCGACCGCCGCGAGCGCGAGAAGGGCGCGCGCGCCCGCTCATCCCTATACGACCAGGAGTAACGGACCATGATGATGGCCCTCGGCATGTTCATCTTCTCGCTGGAGACCCTGGCCTACCAGGAACTCCAACGGCAAACCGCCTGGCGCCACGGCAAGACCGCGCGCATCGGCACCAACCCCGCGCGCCAGTTTATGGGCCGCGACGACGACACCATCACCCTGCCGGGCGTGCTGCTGCCGGCGCTGGCCGGCGCGCAGATCAGCCTCGACACGCTGCGCTACATGGCCGACACCGGCAAGGCCTGGCCCCTGGTGGAGGGTACCGGCAAGATCTACGGCACCTGGGTGATCGAGAACCTCAGCGAGACGCGCACACTGTTCTTCCGCGACGGCCAGGCGCGGCGCATCGAATTCACCCTGAGCCTGGTGCGCATCGACGACGGCCGCGTGGACATGCTCGGCAGCGCGATCGGTGCCGGTGGCAACATCCTGCGGGGGCTGCTGCGGTGATCGACCAGCTCATTTCCCAGGGCAAGGGCCTGCTCGGCCAGGCTGCGACTCAAGCACAGGGCATGGCTCAGCAGGCGGCGGACGCCTACCGCGAGGCCACGGCCTACCCGCAGCCGATCTACCGCGTGGTGGTCAATGGCCGCGACATCACCCTCGACATCGAACAGCGCCTGGTCAGCATCGAGCTCACCGACAACCGCGGCATGGAAGCCGACCAGCTCACCATCACCCTCAGCGACCACGACGGCCTGCTGGCCATCCCGCCGCGCGGCGCCACCGTCAGCCTCTGGCTGGGCTGGAGCGACACCGGCCTGGTCAGCAAGGGCAGCTACACAGTGGATGAGACCGAGCACAGCGGCGCGCCGGACGTGCTCAGCATCCGCGCCCGCAGCGCGGACCTGCGCGAAGGCCTCAAGGCCAAGAGGGAACGCAGCTGGACAGGGCAGACACTCGGCGCCATCATCCAGACCGTTGCCGCCGCCCATGGCCTGAGCCCCGTCATCAGCGCCGCACTCAGCCTGGTCGAGCTGGCCCAGCTAGACCAGGCCAACGAATCCGACGCCAACCTCATCACCCGCCTGGGCCAGCAGTTCGACGCCATCGCCAGCGTCAAGGCCGAGCGCCTGTTGTTCATGCCGGCCGGCAAGTCCACCACCGCCAGCGGCGCGGTACTGCCGCATATCACCCTGACCCGCGCCGACGGCGACCAGCACCGCTTCCTCCAGGCCGACCGCGACAGCTATAGCGGCGCCCGTGCCTACTACTACGAGCTGGGCAGCGCCGAGAAGAAAGAGGCCGTCGCCGGCGCCGGCGACAACCTCAAGGACCTGCGCCACACCTACGCCGACCAGAACAGCGCCTTGCGCGCCGCCCGCGCCGAATGGTCACGCCTGCAGCGCGGCGCCGCCACACTCAGCTACACCCTGGCCAAGGGCCGCCCGGAACTGATACCGGAACTCACCTACAGCCTGGTGGGCGTGAAAGCGGAGATCGCAGCAATCGTCTGGCTGGGTGCCAACGTCCGCCACAGCTTCACCCCGGACAGTTACACCACCGCCCTGGAGCTGGAATCCAAGCTGCCGGATGCGGATGACGTCGCCGAACTGGCCGAGCAGAGCAACTACACCGGCGTGCTGGCCTGGTACCGCGACACCAAGACCGGCGAGCAACGCCAACTCACCGAGGGCGACCAGACGCACCCCAAGCGCCTGTCCAACCTTTACGCCGACAAGAGCAGCGCGCAGCGAGCAGTTAGAAAAGCTGTAGAAAGAATGTCCCGGGCCTAGCAGCGGCAGTTAGGGACATACTGCGCTCTGCAGCCACAGCTCGCCGCAGCTTGAGAGCACATGTTGGGGCTGAATCCATCGAAGCATTCGTGTGCCATTCCACGGCTAAGGTAGCAGCACCCTCCGGTCATAGTTGTTGTGTCGCCTTCCTCATCGACGTAGCTTTCTAAGAATTTCTGAACGTCTTTACGTAGCTGTACGCTATCTGAAGATTCAGTGTCCATTTGACTCGCCTTATGAATTTGATCGTTCCATTACCACCAATCTCTTCATAGTCTTAAGCGGTACTACCGGCAAATGAATATATATACGGAATAGAAATAAACTTGCCGCGTTAGGGTTACGTTCGCCCGCCAACCTGAGACGCTACATATAAACAAAACCCGGCGCCTGGCCGGGTTCTTCGTATCAGCGGGCGGTGTCCCGCAGGGCCTGTAGCAGCCGGATGATGTGCCGCCGATCGGCCTCGGCCAGTTGCGCGAAAAGGCTCAGCACCTCTTCCTCCTGCTCGCTCAACTCACGCGGCATGAAGCGCTCGTCGTCGTGGTGCTGCCTGTTGTTGTTCTTCGACATGCATACTCCTTACACGTCAACCGAGCGCCCGGCGCCCCGTGGCGCCTCCCAATCGCTCGGAGAACAGCCGATTTTCTGCATATCCGTGCGTGCCACCACCACCCCAATCAACTAAACATCAGGCGCCTACGGTGATCAGCTCGTCCCAGTTGGTGGTGTAGGCGCGGCTCTTCATGTCGCGGCGCATGCCCCAGTCTGGCGCGGCGGGCACCCGCCCCAGGCGCACGGTACCGCGCCCCTCGCGCTTGTTGATTTGGTCCACGATGCTCATCAGGCGTTCCGCGCCACGCCGGGGCGCCGGCGCGAACAGGTCGGGCGTTACCTCGCCGCGTTGGCTCAGGTCGAGCAACAGCACCGCGCATTTCGAGTAAGCGTAGCCGGGGCGGTAGATTTGGTGCAGGCCGCGCAGGGCGATCGCCAGCAGGTCACGCGTGTCGTCGCTGGGTGTGGGCAGCGCGCAGGTCACAGTGCCGGCGTAGCGGGGCAGGTCGGGGTTGTGGTACTGGGTTTGCAGCGTCACCTGCAGGGCGCCGCACAGCGACTGCTGCTGGCGCAGCTTCTCGGCGGCGCGGGTCACGTAGGTGGCCATCGCCTCCTGGATGGGCGCGAGATCTCGCAGCTTGTGGCCGAACATCTTGCTCGAGCATATGGCCTGCTTCGGGGGTGGCCCCTCGTTGAAACCGATACAGCTGATACCGCGCAGCTCCCGCGCGGTGCGCTCCAGGGGCACGCCGAAGGTTTTGCGCAGCGTGCCGATGTCGTATTGGGCCAGGTCCCAGGCGGTTTCGATGCCCAGCGGGCGCAGCCGCGCGGCCAGGCGCCGGCCAACGCCCCACACCTCGCCCACGGCAGCCAGGCGCAGCAGCCGTTCCTGCCGGGCGGGGTCGGTCAGGTCCACCACGCCGCCGGTGGCCGGCCACTTCTTCGCGGCCCAGTTGGCGAGTTTCGCCAGCGTCTTGGTGGTGCTGATGCCCACGCCCACCGGCATGCCCACCCATTGCAGCAGCCGCGCGCGGATGCGCTTGCCGTACTCGGTCAGGTCCTCCCGCACGCCGGTCATGTCGCCCCAGGCCTCGTCGATCGAATACACCTCGATGCCCGGCAGCATGCTGGCCAGCACCGTCATCACCCGGTTGCTGATGTCCGCGTACAGCGTGTAGTTGCTCGAACGCACCACCACGCCGGCGGCGGCGAGCTGGTCGCGCACCTGGAAGAAGGGCGCACCCATGGCAATGCCCAACTGCTTCACCTCGCTGGTGCGCGCAATCACGCAGCCATCGTTGTTCGACAGCACCACCACCGGCCGGCGCTTGAGCTCCGGCTGGCAGATGCGTTCGCAGCTGCAATAGAACGAATTGCAGTCGATCAGCGCGAACACCGGCATGCTCAGCGCCCCACGTAGCTGATGACCCAGCGCACCATGCCGAATATCTCGACCAGTTCTTCGAGCTCCAGGTTGATCGGCGCGGCGAAGGGGTGCGCGGCCTTGAGCACCAGGCGCCCGTCGGCGTCTTCGGTTAGCAGCCGAACCCGGTACTGGCATTCGCCATCCAGGCCGACCACCACGTAGCAGTCCGGCGTGCAGCGGGCGGAGCGGTCCACCACCAGGCGATCGCCGGGGTACATGCCGAAGCCCAGCAGGCTGTCATCGTCGACCCGCACCACCCAGATCTGCGGCGACCCGAGGCCCACCAGGCTGTCCAGCGACAGGCTGCTTTCCTTCTCGTCCTCGGCGGGCGACTGAAAGCCCGTGATGCGCAGCTCGGCCGCCTCCGGCAGCAGGTGCCGCAGCCGATCCTCGCGGCCCAGAATGGTCAACGTCATAGAGCAACTTCCGTAAAATACTGTATGCCTATACAGTAAAACGAAAGAGACCCCCCGCGGTCAATCGAGAAGACGCGCGCGATGACCGGAGGTAACCATGTGCGGTGGCGTTGAAGCGAGAGACGCGGAGAAGGCCTACAAGGTCTACTTCCCCAGCCCCAAGGCCGCCTTCCCGGTGATGCTCGAGGGCGGCGAGGCGCTGGGCTGGGTCACCTGGGGCCGCCGCCGCGAAGAGCCCGGCCAAGGCCCGCAAGGCGGCTGGGCACGGCTGGAGACAGTGGAGCGGGGCGGCTGGGGGAAGTACCGCCCGCTACGCGCGTTCGGCCTGGTGCAGCGCTACATGGAAAAAGGGCAGCCCGACGAGAAGGGCAAGAAGCAATCACACTGGTTCGACATGCCCGAAGGCTACGCCCTGGACTGCCTGGTGCTAGGCGAGGGGGAGCAGCGACGAGTGTATGTGGTCACCAGCACGCCGCCGGAGGAGTATTCATGGATACATGATCGGTGGCCGATGGTGCGGGCGAAACACCTAGTGACCTAAGAGTTATTGCAACTTAGGTGCTAGGAAGATGTTTAATAAAGTCATTATTTTTAACTATTGAGGCTTGAAGCTCAGCTAGAAATTCTTCCGATTCGCGCAAGTATGGCGTCAGCGTTGAAGGATCTATATTTAGGCTGGTTAATCGGCTAGATGCAGGAGAGCGTTTTTTCGAATGCAAAAGTAAACTAGCCACCTTGTCAAGATTGGCGGAGTTTTCTTTTAACTGCTTTTTTGCATCACTAATCGCAGAGGCAAGAATAGCGTTATGCCTGATTAAGCTATTTAGTTCGTCGTCGGCATTTTTTCTCTGTGATGCGAGTTTGAACTCCAGTTCGTCTCGCTGCTGATTGCTGTGCTCAGTGTTTTCTTTTTCCGTTGTGATATCAATTCTGAGCTGACTTATAGTGCTCGTCGCTGTTTCTAATTCTTTCTGAAGGTCTGCGCGACGTCTGTCTAAGTCATGAATGGTTACTTCCTTTCGTTCTATGTTTCCTTCGAGCCTGTCAATGGCGATGTTCTTTTTCTCAAGCTCATCTTGTAGCTTGGTGATCTTCTGAGACAGGGGGTCGACCACTGCGTCAACATCTTCGCGCGTCATTGCTATTAGGCCCTCTGACTTAATGCGAGCCTCGCGCGACTTTCTTTTCTGATAAAGGCTGTAACTCATAGCCCAGCGTGCCGGGTATGGATAAGCAATGATGTAAGCGGAAGATAAGAGCAGTGGAACGCCGATTCCGTAACAGCCAATTGCCCAAATGTCGGGAAATATTTGGCTGTGGATTATGTCGAACTTCTCTAGTGGGGCTGAGTCAGACAGTAGCACGACCATGAATCGATAATTTATGATCAGCCAAGAGACAATGAAAGCCCCGCTGAGCGGACTTGCTAGCCTTTCTTTTAGCTGCTGGCTAAGTGATTCAAAAAAATCCGACATAGTACTGCTCAGCTTTTTATCGTATGGGTGATATGTGGGCGGGTCAGATGCTTAGTTGCAGAGTTTGGTGCCTGTCTTTATAACTGGCCCAACGCTAACTTTGCTGCCTGGAATGCCTTTGCTTTCGGCCCATACCTGATCCAACGGCTCCAGCCCAAGCTGCCGCGCCTTTGCGTTGGCCGGCCCGTTCAAGCCATACATCCGCCCGGTTTCCGGGTCGGTGACAACCACCGCATTGCCGGGCAGGCATTGCAGGTGCATCTCTTCCGGCACGAAGGGCCAAGCGTCACCAAAGTCTTCTGCGCTGATCAGCTTGGGCGGGGCGGCAAGGGCGAGCGGGGCGGCTAGCAACAGGCCGAGCAGTAGGTTTCGCATTGGGAACGTTCCTTGTCTGGTTGTGATGATCATGAGCGGAACCTGTGCATCGCTTCGATCTCGCGACGCCTTGCAGTTACTAGCCTTCGGAAATGCAAAACTCGACCATCTCATACTGCGTGCCCCACTCCCGTTCACAGCGTTCGCGAGTGGGGCCTGAGTGGTTGCGATCGATATTTTCCTTAGCAGCACGACGCTCTTTGGCGCAGTGCTCCTGCATGGTGTATTCGCCTGGCCATTCTCGGGCGCAGCGGGTAGCGATCTCATCTTTCGGTGCGTTGCCGACAGCGGCCTGAGAGGAGCGCTGTTCCTTTACGCAGAACAACGCCATGACGTAATCGGGTAACCACTCGCCCTCGCATCGCTGGCGAATCGAACCGCTATATCCGTTGAGCGCTCTGGCCGCCTGGCGTTGTTCCTTTTCGCAGAACGCACGCATTTCAGCGTCGCCCGACCATTCATCCGCGCAGTGTGCCCTGATGGAGCTTTCGTCTGCTTGGGCGGCAACAGAGGCGAGGGCAAGCGGGGTGGCCAGCAACAGGCCGAACATGAGGTTGCGCATGGTGACGCTCCTTGTCTGGGTTTGTGAGGTTCAGCGGCTACGGACGCCTGTGATGATGAACAGCACGTCCGCATCGCTACGGGCCGCGAGCGCCTGCAGGTAGTCGATGGGGATGGTCGAGGTGCCATTCTCGAAGCGCTTCTGCATGTAATCGGTCACGCCGGCCAGGTGGGCCAGCTCATGCACTTCGAGGTTGAGGCGCTTGCGCTCTTCGAGCAGGCGCTCGCCGAAGTCACGGGGACGGTCTTCAAGGTCAATGGCTGTTACGGACATGTTGGCTACTCCTTGCCTATTCACTCAGCATTAAGTGGGTTCTTGTTCAATCGTTTGAATAGCGCCCGGCCGTCTCGGCCAGTGCAGACGCCATCCGGCGAATCGTCGAGCGGTCATTCTCCGGCATCGATCGATAGTGGTTGAGCACTTGACGTTCATCGTCTGCCAGGCCCTCAGCTGTTACCGGGACACGCTTGCCGGTAACCACGTAGAGCACGTCCACACCCGCTGACGCCAAACCTTCCAGGTAGCCGGAGTCCGGGCTTCGTTCATCAGCCTCGTACTTGCCTTGGGCATTCGCTTTCACGCCGCCCAGCGCACCGAAATCCGCTTGTGAGAGGCCTAGTCGCTTTCTTTCTTCGCGCAGCCGTTCGCCGAGACCACTCATTTGAATAGAAATTCCCGTTGACACCACTCGAATGAGTGGTAATCTGTCGCCACATTGAACGCAATTGAATGGTTTTGAATCATGCCAGCCACACGCACCCCCAAACAAGCGAAGGAATGGCTCGCCCAACAAGGCAAGACCGTCCAGGAGTTCGCTCGCGAGCACGGCCTCGATCCGTTCACCTGCTACCAGGTGCTTTCCGGTGCGAAAAAAGGCCAGCGCGGTGAGTCGCACCGCGCCGCCGTGCTGCTGGGCATCAAGGAAGGCGTTGTCCCGGATGCGCCGGAGCAGTACGGCCGCCGTAAGACCGACATCGGCACCGTGATTCCAAAGTAATGGCAACGGCCCCAGCGAGAAACCAGAACATGAAGCGCCCGATCCTAGAAACCCGCCGCCAGATGATGAGTGCCGTGGTGTGCGCCTACCCGGGCGGCCGCGAGTGCGCCGCCGCGCGCCTGGGGCTGGACCTGAAGAAGTTCGACAACCACCTCTACGAGAGCGCCGGCAGCCGCCCGCTGAGCGACGAGCAGGTGCACCTGCTCGAGCAGCAGGCCGGTACCAGCCACTTTCCGGAATATGTCGCTGCAATGTACGGCGGCGTGTTCGTGCCGGATGCCAACCCGGTCGACCTGGACAACGTGGAGCTCTACGAGCGCTCGATTCGCACCGCCGTATTGCGCGGCACCGTGGACCAGCTGCTGGCCGAGGCGCTGGCCGACGGCGAGATCGACGAGGCCGAGCGCAAGTTGTTGCTGGCCGCACACCGCCGCCACATGGCAGCGCGGCACGTGGAGATCAACGCGGTGATCGTGCTGCACCAGGTGAAAACGGCCCGGCAGGGCTGAACAGCAGTCGGCGCCCAGGGCGCCAGAATTCACCGGCCCAGGCCGGAGCCGCGACTGGCGGCGGGGGAGGAAGATGTGAGCGTTGCCCATAACGGTGGTTACAAGTGTTTATGCCCGGCCTGCGGGAGCCGCATGCGCATCCGCAACAGCGAGGCGCAGACGCCGACGTACAAAACGATGTACGCCCAGTGCCTGAACATCGCCTGCGGTGCGACCTACAGCGGCTCGCTGAGCTGGGATTACGCCCTGAGCCCCTCCGGCCTGGACCAGCCCCGCGTGGTGCTGCCTGTTGCGCCCTCGGTGCAACGCATGCAGGCGCTGCGCGACAGCCGCCCGAAAACCGACCAACTCGACCTGCTTGACCACATGGAACCGGAGGTAGCCAACGCATGAACACCATCACTCAGATCGGCGACGCCCAGGAGTACCGCAGCAGCATGCAGCGGGCGGCACTTCACTTCCTGCAACGCCACCAGGGCGAGCACCTGACCGACGACGGCAAGCTGTTCGAGCGCGGCGTGCAGTACCTGGTCAATGCCATGGATGTGCCGGCCTTCATGGCCGACCGCCTGGTGCACCTGGCCATGAGCGAGCTGGAGTGCCTGAAGCGCCCGGTGATCGGCATCGACTACGGCACGGGGGATTCCTCCGTCGTGGGCCTGGTGCATTTTCTGACGGGCGAAACGGTATTAATCCCATGCCGCCACTTGCCGGCGCGGCTCCAGCCGCCCGCGGCGCCCCTGGCTGCAGCAGCCACTCACTGATCACCCCTTGAATTGACCCATTCCCATGCCCGCCTTTGCGCGGGTAGGGGAAAGTTGCGCCCGAACGGTGGCCCCATGAGCACGAACCTTTCCATTGAAATCCAGCTGAATGCCTTGCAGGCAGAGGCCTACCTGCGCTGGCTGACCAGCCAGTACGAGCAGCTGATGGCGGCCTGCTGGTATGACGACAAATACCGCTACACGCCCCAGGGCCTGCGCGGCAAGCGCATCCTCGAGGACCACCCGCACATCGCCGGGCTGAACCGCACCATGCGCGAGCTGGTGAAGCAGGTCGGGGAGGTGCGGTCATGAGCACGCCCATGCCGGCCTGTGAGGCCCTGGCGGCTGATCCGGCGCGCTACATCTTCAAGCAACTGCTGAGCGACCTGAAGGAAGCCGTCCTTTACGACGAGAAACACCACATGGTCACCCGCATCGGGGGCTATTTGGCCGCCTTGATGGAATGTGGCGTCATCACGATCGAGCAATCGCGGGCGCTGCGCAACGAGACCCGCGTCTTCATGTGGGGGCCGGAAGCATGAAATCCATGCCCCACGAAATCCGCACCGAGGTGCTGGCCCGCCTGGAGCGCGACTACGGGCTCAAGCGCCGCGACAGCGCCGAGTACATGCGCGGAGGCAAATGCCCCTCCTGCGACAAGAAAGAGCTGTTCAGCCGCTACGACGAACCTTGGTTCATCAAGTGCGGCCGCGAGAGCAAGTGCGGCGACCAGTGGCATGTGAAGGACCTGTATGACGACCTTTTCGACGACTGGAGCAAGCGCGCCCCGGCCACCGAGAAAGAGCCCACCGCCACCGCCAAGAGCTACCTGCAGCACGCCCGCGGCTTTCACCTGGAGCTGATCGAAGGCTGGTACACCCAGGAGAACTACTGGAGCCGCGATCTGGGCATCGGCTCGGCTACCGTGCGCTTCCCGCTCGAGGGTAGTAGCTACTGGGAACGCCTGATCGATCGCCCGCACCGCTTCGGCAAGCAGAAGGCGCGCTTCGCGCCGGGCAAGGCGATGCGCGGCTACTGGTGGTGCCCGCCGAGCCTGGACCTGCTGCAGGTCAGCGAGCTGTGGGTCGTCGAGGGCATCTTCGACGCCATCGCACTGCTGCACCACGACATCGATGCCGTATCGGCCATGAGCAGCAACGCCTTCCCGGCGGAATCGCTCAAGGCGCTGGCCAAAGCCCGCACCGAGGCCGGCCGCAGGCTGCCGCGCCTGGTCTGGGCGCTGGACAACGAGCCGGGCGCGCACCGCTACACACGCCGCTGGGTCAAGCAGGCCCGCGAGCTGGGCTTTACCTGCGAGGCAGCGCAGATTCCGCAGCGCGACCGCAAAACCGACTGGAACGACTTGCACCAGCGCTGGATGTTCCTGGACGAAGTCAAACGGGCCGAGCAGGTGGCGGCGGACCTGAAGGAAGCCCGTTACCAGGGCTCGCTGCTGATTGCCGAGAGCGCGGCGGAAAAGGCCACGCTGATGTACGAGTGGCGTGAGCGGCATGAATTCCACTTCGGCTTCGGCAACCGCATGTACTGGTTCAAGCTGGACCTGGAGAAATTCAACAAGGCCAAGCAGGCCCTGGAGGACAGCGAGCACCACGACGACAAGCTGCTCAACGATCGGCAGATGACCGAGAAGGCGCTGCGCCAGAGTGGGTGCGTGGTGGAAATCGCCAACTGCTACCCGCAGGCACTTTATTTCCAGCGCAACGAGATTACCGACGAATCCTGGTACTACTTCCGCGTGGACTTCCCGCACGATGAGCCCACCGTGCGCAACACCTTCACCGGTGGCCAGGTGGCGGCGGCGAGCGAGTTCAAGAAGCGCCTGCTGGGCATGGCCGCCGGCGCGGTGTTCACCGGTACCGGCGCCCAGCTCGACAAGATCATGAAGGACCAGCTCTTCGCGCTGAAAACCGTCAAGACCATCGACTACATCGGCTACAGCAAGGAGCACGGCTGTTACGTGTTCGGCGACCTGGCCGTGCGCGGCGGCGTGGTGGAACAGGCCAACAGCGAGGATTACTTCGAGTTCAAGCAGCTGCGCCTGAAAACGCTGCAGAAGTCGATCCGCCTGGAGATCGCCCGTACCGACGAGGGCTACCGCCCCGAGTGGCTCGAATGGCTGTGGACCTGTTTCAGCACCCAGGGCATCGTCGCCCTGGCGTACTGGTTCGGCTCGCTGTTCGCCGAGCAGATCCGCGAGGAGTACCAGAGCTTTCCCTTCCTGGAGGTGACGGGCGAGGCCGGCGCGGGCAAGTCCACGCTGCTGATGTTCCTCTGGAAGCTGTTCGGGCGGCCGGACGAGGAGGGCAAAGACCCTTCGAAAATGTCCAAGGCAGGCCTGCGCCGCTGGATGGGCCAGGTCTCCGGCATGCCGCTGGTACTGCTGGAGGCCGACCGCAGCGACAACGACCGCGGCGCCGCCAAGGCCTACGACTGGGACGAGCTCAAGCCGCTGTTCAACGGCGGCACGCTGGGCGTGACCGGTGTGAAGACCGCCGGCAACGAAACCTACGAGCCACCGTTTCGCGGTGCCATCGTCATCAGCCAGAACGCCACGGTAGCGGCCAGCGAGGCGATCCTCACCCGTATCGTCAAGCTGCACTTCGTGCGCCCCCAGGTCACCACGGCCAGCCGCGCCGCGGCCGACAACCTCAACCACCTGAGCGCGATGGACGTCAGCCATTTCCTGCTGATGGCCACCCGGGCCGAAGCCAAGGTGCTGGAAACCTTCCGCGCCCAGGTGAAGGTGCACGAGCAGGCCCTGCGCGAGCTGAAAGAGATCCGCATCGAGCGAATCATCAAGAACCACGCCCAGCTGCTGGCCCTGCTCGATGCGCTGCGCCTGGTGGTACCGCTGACCGATCGCCAGCACCAGGCCACCCAGCGCGAACTCACGGCCATGGCCCTGGTGCGCCAGAACGCCGTCAACGCCGACCCGGCCGAGGTGGCCGAGTTCTGGGAGGTGTTCGACTACCTGCAGAGCCTCAGCGAGGACCCGGTGGTTGATCACAGCAAAAAGCCGGACCTGATCGCCATCAACCTCAACGAATTCGCCGAGCGCGCCGCCGAGCACAAACAGAAGCTCGCCGACGTCGGCACCTTGCGCAACCTGCTGCCCAACAGCCGCTCGCGCAAATACATCGAGCACAACAAGTCGGTGGACAGCGCCGTGCGCGCCGCCTTCAACCGACGCAACAACACCCTGACCCAGCGCGGCACCACCGTGAAGTGCTGGCTGTTCAAACCCAACGCCTGAAGGCGCGGCAACGCCCGAAGGCCGATGTATCAACCCCAAGGAGAAGCACCATGCAATACCACTATTACAAATCAGAGGCGCCCGACACGGTTGCCATCGTCCGGGACTACTACCGGGCCAAGGACCAGTTTCGGCAACAGCTCGAAGCGTTGGGCGCCGTGATCGGTGGAGAAATCGCCCCGATGCACGACATCGACTCGAACTTCGCGGGCGGCGTGAAGCTGAGCGAGAGCGGTGAACTCGACGTGCACTGGCGCCGGCCGGATGAATGGGGCTATCGCAGCCTGCGCAGCAAGGCGGTGCCGCCCAAGGGCATCAGCAAGGAGGAGCGTGCAGCTATCCGCGCTGAGCATGATCGGCTGCTGACTACTTGGCGCGAACACTGCCCAGCACGCATCAGCAAGCTCGACTACTGGGAGCGACTCAACGTCAACACCGGCAACGTGCTGCTGTGCGGCGGGGTGATGTTCGAGCGGGATGGGGCGGCCTATTTCTGCTTCGGGTTTCAGATCAACAAAGCCGAACACGCCGAGCAGGTCGCTGCTGGCAATCCTACGGCGGGGTGGATCGAGGGCGCCGTCGAGATTCTGCCGAGCGAGTACGAAGCGGCGCGGAAAAACAAGCTTGAGGAGCACCGGGCATGATCAATTTAAAGATTGGCGTAACCGAACGGGGCTTCCCGCGCATCGAGTTCCAGGACTTGTACAACGTCGCATGCAGCCTCCAGCTCAGTAGCCTGGCCGAACAGCGAGCCATCTGGTTCGGCGTGGACAATCCGCACCCGCGAGTGCTCGGCGAGGGCGGTTGGACGAACGTCGAACTGCCCGAGGGAGCCGTTATTGCCAGCCGCATGCATCTATCACGCGACCAGGCGAAAGCGCTGATGAAGTACCTGCACGCCTTCGTCGAAACCGGCGACATCCTCGGCAAGCCGCAACCAGTCAGCCCAGGCGGCCAACAGCTCTACGCCGAGATCAAGAAATCCAGCAAATACGCCAGCCAGGCCGATTGGGCCAAGCGCGAGGGCAGGCCCTATCCGTTCCCGGTGCGGATTGCTTCAGACGGAGGCGGCGATTACGTGGTGAAAGGTGGTGTCGGCGGCCAGTACCGCCTTGCCGATGTGAACCTCTTCGTGATCGAGAACGGGCAAAAATTCCGCGTTCGCTGACCGCCGGCGGCAACCGGCACGGACCTCAAGGAGAAGCACCATGCAGCACTACGACGATGACGAACCCAGCCCCAGCCTGCGCGCCCGCCTGGCCATGACCGGCTGGATCGGCACCGGCCTGGCTGGCCTGCTGACCGCAGCCAACCACCTGCCGGACCTGTTCCTGCTGATCGCACGCTGAAAACAAGAAGGCCCCGGTGAGCGGCAACTCACCAGGGCCCGACCAACCCCAAGGAGAAGCACCATGCAAGTGAATCAACCGAAGGAAGGCGGGGCAGAGCTTAACCCAGCCAGCCGTTCTAAGCCGGAAATCCGTGAGCGCCCGATTCTGTTCAACGGCGCGATGGTCCGCGCCATCCTGGAAGGCCGCAAGACGGTGACGAGGCGCGCGGTCAAAGGCATGGCTCTAGACTGGCTGGCCGAAGACATGTTCACAGCTGAATACGTCGCCGAGCACTCCGGCTTGTGCCCGTTCGGCCAGCCAGGCGACCGCCTATGGGTTCGCGAGGCTTGGCAATTACATGAGAAGTTCACTGATAACTGCGTAGTGGTCTACAAGGCCAATGAGCGCAACTCATGGACCGAGTTTCACAGGCGCTTTCCGGTAGAGGTCGCCCGCGGCACGCCGGCGAACGCGTTCCAGGCTCACGGCTTCCGACCGAGCATCCACATGCCGCGCTGGGCCTGCCGCATCCTGCTCGAAGTTACCGATGTGCGTGTCGAGCGCTTGCAGGACATTACCTACGAGCAGGCCGCAGCCGAGGGCATCCAGCGCGACCATCGTATGTGGTTCGCTACTGACGAAGGCGGCAAGGCGTTCCAGCACCCGGAACATGCCTTCGCCGAGCTCTGGCGCAAGACCGGAGGCGACTGGCACGCGAACCCGTGGGTATGGGTGGTCGAGTTCAAGCGCGTGGAGGTGGCCAATGCCTAGCCCCACCGAACCCCTACGCCCAACCATGGCCAGCCATCCGCTGCCGCCCAGCACCTGCGACATCTGCGGGCAGAACCGTGCCACGCGCAAGCATCAGCTGTGCAGCCGCATCCGCCAGCGCCGCTGGGCAGCCGACTGGGCTGCCTACCAGGCCGAAGTCGCCGCCAAAAAAGCCCAGGAGCGCCGCCGCTATGCCCGTTGAAATCCGTACCCGCTACACCGGCATGACCTACGTGGCCACTGTGCGCGGCGAGAAACGCACCGCCAGCAACACCATGGGCGCCCGCTGGGCCGCCGAAGCCCTGGCCCGCAAGCTGAACCTGGACCCAACCCTGCTGCGCGAAACCCAGCGCGACCTGCTGCGCAATGGGGTGGAGTTGTTTGTGCATCCAGGGGAAGTGCCGGCGAAGGAGGTGACGGCATGACCATCACGGCGCCGGTCATTCGCTACCACGGCGGCAAGTTTCGCCTGGCGCCTTGGGTCATCGAGCACTTCCCGCCGCACCAGGTCTACGTCGAATCGTTCGGCGGTGCGGCCGGCGTGCTGATGCAGAAGGCGCGATCGCACGGCGAGGTCTACAACGACCTGGACGGCGACATCGTCAACCTGTTCCGGGTGCTGCAGGACGCGAACACCCGCGCAGCACTGACCGAGCTGCTGGTTCTTACGCCCTATGCCCGGGAGGAGTTCGAGCAGGCCTGGATCTTCACCGATGAGCCAGTCGAGCGCGCACGCCGTACCGTGATCCGTGCGCAGATGGGCTTTGGCTCGGCCGGGGCCAGCAAGGGTACGACGGGCTTTCGCATCGACTGCTACCGGCAGTACGGCACGGCACAACAGCTGTGGGCGCGCTACCCCGAACAGTTGGCCACCATCGGCCAGCGGCTCGCCGGCGTGCTGATCGAGAACCGTCCGGCGATCGACATCATGCTCGCGCACGATTCCGCCCTGGCGTTGCACTACGTGGACCCGCCCTACATGCACGACACGCGGGTACGCGGCGCGCAGAAAGGGCGGTACTACCGGCACGAGCTGGACGATGCGCAGCACGCTGAACTGCTGGCCACCTTGCTCCAGCTGGATGGCATGGTCGTGCTCAGTGGGTACCCGAGCGATCTCTATAACGACACGCTGCAGGGCTGGACGCAGACGTCCACCACGGCCCGCATCAGCGCCGGCCGGGGAGGCGATACGAGAACCGAATGCCTCTGGTTGAGCCCATCCTGCATAGATGCGCTGCATAGCCGAGGACTACCGCTCGAGGTGGGCTATGGCTGATCAGGACCAGAGGCAGCAGATGCTCGAATGCGAAGCCCGCACCTGGTTGCGCAACGGCTACGACACGCCGGAGCGCATCGAGGAGCTCACGCTGATGATCGCGAAGAAGCGCGGCCAGGCCAGCGCGGAGCGCCTGGTCGAGGAAATGCGCCGCCAATGGCGCCGCCGATCGGAGTGGCTCACCTAGAAATCATCACCATCAATTCGAGGCCCGGCGACGGGCCTCATGTTCATGCGGGGGCATAGACTCCCACCGTTTCCATCAGGTGAACACGACCATGCACGAGGGTGTCGAGGTGCGCGGCAATTCGCTGCGCGTCTATTTCCGGTATCAGGGCGAGCTGTGCCGCGAGCCGTTCCCAGGGGATGCCTCGCCGGCGAACATCGAACAGGCCAGCCGGCTGGCAGGACTGATACGGCACGAGATCAAGCACGGCACGTTCAGCTATGCCCGGCACTTCCCCAACTCGGTGAAGGTGAAGACCAACACCTTCGGGCACTTCATCGATCTCTGGCTAAACATCAAGCGCAACCAGGTGGCGCCGTCGGGGTTCCGCGTGTACGAAGGGCGGGCTGAGATGCACATCAGGCCGAAATGGGGGCCGCTGCAGGCGGACCAGATCGACCACCTGGACCTGCAGGAATGGGTGCAGACGGAGCTGATGCCGAAGCTGCACAACAAGACCGTCAACGAAATCATCGGCCTGGTGCGCCAGATATTCCGGCTGTACCGGATGCGCAATCGTCAGGCGCATGACCCCACCGAGGGGCTGCGGGTACGGGTACCCGATCGGGACGATCCCGATCCGTTCGATCGACGCGAGATCGAGGCCATTCTGTCGCTGGAGACCAAACGCGCGCAGGAGCGCAATCTGGCGCAGTTCATGATCTGGGCTGGGCCGCGAGTGTCCGAGGCGATATCGCTGGCCTGGGAGGATGTGGTGGACCTGGACAAGGGCATCGTCCGCTTCCAGCGCTCCCAGGTGCGAGGGCATTACAAGGTGACGAAGACACGTCGATCGGTGCGCGAAGTGAAGTTGCTCAAGCCAGCGCGCGAGGCGCTTCAGGCGCAGGCGAAGTTGACCCGCGATCTGAAGCCGGTGGAGGTTGAAGTGACCGAGCGGGATAACAAGACGAAGCGTCTGCGGCCGCTGCGTTTCGTGTTCCACAACTCCAGCACCAACGCTGCGCATACCAGTTCGGACATGCTGCTGAAGGGCTGGTGGCGGCCGCACCTCAAAGCCGCCAACGTGCGCTTTCGTGGACCGAACAACTGCCGGCACACCTTCGCCAGCCAGTTGCTCACCACCGGTGCAGTGCCCCTGGAATGGATCGCCGACCAGATGGGCCACACGTCCACCGACATGATCCGCAAGCACTACGGCAAGTGGATCAACGACGACGGGCCGGACATGGTCGGCATCCTCGAGCACGCGCTGAAGCTCTGA